GCCCGACCGGAGCGCAAGGAAACACCGGGGCCCAAGGATCGAATGGTTTGCCGGGCGCGGCTGGCCCTTCGGGAGCTACAGGACCAGAGGGTCCAAACGGCCTGCAAGGTCCGAGCGGACCGAGCGGCACCAATGGCTCGAACGGCGCCGTGGGCGCAACCGGCGCGACTGGCGCGACCGGCCCGAGCGGAGCACAGGGCTCCACTGGTCTGACGGGCGCGACCGGTCCAACGGGGTCCACGGGACCGGTTCTGGCGAACAGCATGGGAACCAGCTTGGAGACCGCGGCGGCGACGGCCTATTTCGCAATCGGCACCACGATGGCGCCGCAGGCGAGCGCGACGTACATCGAGATGCCTTGGCCCTACGCGGAGACCTTCACCAAAATCTATTGCTATTTCACCGCCGCGCAGGGGGCGTCGAAATCCGACGCGATGTCGCTGATCGATGTGACGAATACTTGCGCAACTGCCCTAACCTGTACGGCGACAAATGCTACGAGGTGCTCGTCAACAAGCGGTTCGTGCGTGGTGTCCGCCGGCGATTTATTGGTCATGAAGGACGTGACCACCGGCTCCAGCATCACCGCACGCAACGGCGCGTGCTCTTTCGGCCCATGAGATCTGGGCAGGTGAAATGTTGATGCCGGCGGCTGCAATCACACTGGCGGATATTACTTCGGCTGACTGGTCGCTCCAGCTCGGCGCGATCGGCCAGGTTGTGCAGGGAATCGCTGACGTCGAGCAATGCCTGGGGATAATCGTAACGACACCACAGGGAAGCGACCCGCTGCGACCGACATTCGGTGCGAATATCTGGCGGTACATCGATTTCCCGATCAACCTGGCGTTGCCCGCAATCGTGAGCGAACTGACATCGGCGATCACGAACTGGGAGCCGCGCGTAAATCTGGTCTCGGTGACGGCGCAGCCCGTCAACGACGGCAGCGCGCAGTCGGGCGCGCATCTGGACGTGACGCTCAACTGGCAGCTGAAACTGGGCCTCACTCCGGCCCCGGTTCAGACCACGACCGTGACAATCCCGGGGGTGACGGTCTAGTGTGGGCCGCGCCGACGGCGATGAAAGGATGAGTTGATGAGTGCGGGAATTCCATCGTTGCCGCCGCCGGTGTTCGTCAACGATGCCGACGGGCTGGATCCAAACCTAATCCTCGCCGACATGATTGCCGAGTTCGAGGCAGCCGCGGGCCGAACGCTTTATCCCGCGCAGGTCGAGCGCCTGCTGATCAATCTGTATGCGTACCGCGAATCGCTGGTGCGCAACGCGATTCAGTATGCGGCCCAACAGAATCTGCTCGCCTTCGCGTCGTTTCCGATGCTCGATTATCTCGGTCAACTGCTCAGCGTTACTCGATTGGCGTCGCAGCCCGCGGTGACGACGCTCCAATTCGCGCTGGCCAACGCGCTGACGGTGCCGTTCACGATTGACGCTGGAACGCTGGCCGGCACAAACGACGGGCAGTTTGCTTTCGCGACCAGCGCGACGATCACGATTGCGCCCGGCGCAACTACTGGCAGTGTCGCTGCCGCGGCGACAACTCCAGGAGCGGCTGCGAATGGATACCTCGCGGGGCAGGTCAACGTCCAGCTCAATCCGAATGCCTTGATCGCGAGCGTGACCAATACCAGCACGACCACCGGTGGATCCGCCCCCGAAACGGACGATCATCTGCGCACGCGCATCCAGGCGGCGCCAAATCAGTTCAGCGTCGCGGGTCCGATCGGCGCGTACCGGTTCTTTGCAATCGGCGCCGACCCGTCGATCATCGATGCGCAAATTGTCAGTCCGGCGCCCGGATCGGTGAACGCGTACGTGCTCACCGGACCGATTACAGTGCAGCCGGCTCCGGCGCCCAACAGTGCGGGAGTCGCTAACTCTGCGCTGCTGGCGAAGGTGTCCGCGGTGTTGAACGCCGACACCGTGCGTCCGCTCACCGACACCGTGAACGTGCTCGCGGTGACTGAGGTGGACTACCAGATCACCGCGACCGTGACGCTCTACTCGGATGCGGATCCTACCGCAACGATCAACGCGGCGACCGCGGCGGTGCAGGAACTCGCGCTCGAGCTTGCAGCGAAGATTCAGCGCGACATCGTGCCGAGCCAGATAATTGCGGCGCTGTCTGTCGCGGGGGTCTACGGCGTGACGCTCACGACCCCGGCGCTGACCACGCTTACACCCGGGCAGTGGGCGAACTGTACGATGATCTCGCTGACGACGGCGTTCAGCACGGAGCATAGCTGATGCCCGAGCTTTCCGCCGCGCCGTCGATCAACGATGCGCGAACGCAGGCGTTGCTGGTGCTGATCGCGCGGCTCGCGGGGCTCGATCTGACGACGCTGCTGATCTACCGAATCGACTCGGTGGTGGAAGGCGCGTTGCCGTTTCTGGCATGGCAATTCGACATCTTGTCTCCCCTGTGGCAACTGATCGCGCCGATGTCACTCGGCGGGGTTGACGCGCTTACCAACATCGATTTGCTCATCGACGTGGACAATCTGATCGAAAGCGGCGGCCCGGTTTCGGCGCAGAGTTTGACGGGGGAGGCACAGCGCGAACTGCTCATGAATGCCATCCCGCTGCATCGATTTCGCGGCACGCCATGGGCGATCAAGCAGGCGCTCGCCTCGTTGGGTTGGACGGAGGTTACTCTGCTCGAAGGACAGTCGAGCTGGGGTGGCGATGAGTATCCGGCGAACCAGGGATGGGCGGTGTTCCGCGTCATAATCGATCTCGTGGGCGGGCAGGGTGTATCAAGCGGCGCGGCATCCACCGCATCCGCCGCGGTTAATTTCTTCAAACCGGCGCGCGCGTGGATGGACTCAATATGGTTTGTCGCGCCGGCGATTTCCGACGTGGGGCCGGTGCCGTCAGACCATCTGACGCTCGGCGGGATTGCCCAGTATCAGCTCGACGCGGCGCACGCGCCCAATGACGACGCGCTGACGCTCGCGATTAGGCCGCCGCCGCTGACCGATGCGTACGGTCCGATTGCCCCCGCTTACGACGCTCACTATCTGCACAGCGGGATTACTTATGGCGCCAACGAACCCGCGGTTGCCGATTCGGCGTTGATCGTCAACGGCGCAGCCGTTTTGCACGGAGGTTAAAATGAGAAGGCCGATTGGAATCGTGCGAATCTGTCTGGTCCGGCAAGACCGTATAGTTTGGAGATACGAGGGTCGCAATCTTTTCGTGAACGCCGGACTGCCTGCCCTTGCGGCGCTACTCGGAGGCGATACCACCGGCGAATTTGCGGCGGCGGTGGGATTCGGCTCGGGATCGAACGCACCCACTGTTACAGATAGCGCGCTGACCACCCCCGCATATTACAAAGCGCTCGACAGTCACAGCGAGGACGGCAACGGCAGCGTGACCTTCAACTGGTCGCTGACCACTGCGGACACCGGCGCGCAGGGGATAACCATTCAAGAGCTGGCGATATTCGCCAATCATGCCGGCGCGGGACTCCCGGGAACGACCGCGCCGGCGCCGATGCTTGCGCGAAAGACTATAGCGCCAATAGTCTTCGGCGCGGGAATGAGTATCAGCGGTACGTGGACGCTTACCTTCTGAGGTAGTCAATGGCTACACTAATCGACGCAGCCGAGTTCACCTCCAATGAGGTGTATCAAATTCAAGCAACCGATCCGGTCGAAGGCGCTGCCAGCGGCGCGAGTTTCAGCGGCACAGGTATCTCCAATCAGCCGCATCAGCAATTGGCCAATCGCACCGCGTTTCTGAAACAGCGCCAGGACGTAAATATCTCGAATATCGGCGTGTTGCAGGCCTTCCAGGCGCTTTTCACCGGGCTGATGGCGCAGAACGGTTATCTGAAGATCCCCGTCGCGGACATCAACAAGGGCCTCGTCCAGTACATCATCCAGTGGGGTCTGGTGAACTGGGGCGCCAGGCAGAGCGAGGGACTCTATGGCCCTTATTCCTTCCCGATCGCTTTTCCCAATGCGTGCGAAGTCTTCATGCCGGTTACCTTGACGCCGGAGTCGCCCGGTCATGCTGCGGCCGGTGATGACATCGCGATGGTCAGCGCCAGCTACTTCCCAACCACTTCGCAGTTTTGGGTCTGGAACAACAATACCGCTCCCGACTCGACTGATGCCTCGCAAGGCTTTTACTGGTTCGCGATCGGGTTCTAGGCCGCTGCGGCGGCAACGCAGTGAATACGCGGGGCGAATGATGATTGGCGATTATTTCTGCTGGCCTCGGCGATAGGGGCGCAAGAGGAATGGTTTTCGCGGAAGCGACAGCCAGTGAAAAAACGTCACGTCAGATGAACGCTGAGAAAAAGCCGGACCCCGAAAAGCCGATTGGTACAACGGTGATCGATTTGAGACGGAAAATTTTACCAACGCTTCGAGGCGTGAGGCTCGCCGGATTGATCCTGCTCTTGGTGAGTGCGCAGGCGCTGGCGCAGAATCTGCCACCGCGCGGAGCCTATCAGCCGATCCCCAACTTCACCGGCGTGGGCGCGGGATTGCAGTTCCGCGAGGCGATCAACGATCGATTTTCGGGCGCCCAGCCGATCGCACCTTCGATAGCCAGTCCGGCGTTCGCCAATCTGCCGCCCGAGCAGGACGGGATGCTGTTGTTTTGCAATGACTGCAAAAGCGCGACGCCGTGCGTCAGCGGCGGCGGCGGTGCATTCGC